ACTGTCACTTTGAAAAGGGTTTAGTAAATTTCATGTTGATTTGACATAATTTTTAATAGAGGACTGAGACCATCTATTGATTTAATGTGGTTTTACATTAAAACTACTAATTTTCTTCAAAAAATATTTTGGCTTTTGATGTGACTTGAAAAGGTTTGACACATGTTCAAAATAAAGAATTTTTGAATAAATTTGGTATTTTGGATCTATCCTTTTGTGGCCCAACAAGTTGTCAACTACAGTCCTCTAGAAATCTAGATAGGTCTCTGAGGATATCCAGTTAGTTCAAAAAATTTGAAATTTTTTTGGCTAATCATTCTAAGGTAATTTCAAAATATAGAAGCAAATGAAATCTATTGATCCTTTCAGTGGAAAAAAATTTTCTATTCATGGTGGTGTTGAATCCACCAAATCAGATGGAGGTGGTTGTGATTCTGATAGCAGTGAAGAATTAAGTAATCATGGGAAATCGATCACTCTTATTTCTCACAGTGGAAATGAAATAATTGTAAATAGTGGTTTTATTGACTATTCTGGATTTGTTGAACAACAAATTGACAAGAGTGGAATTGTAAAACTGGTTCAATCTACAAAAGACATCAAATTAGTTGTGTCATTTTATTTGGGTAAAAATAGACTTAAAATCCAAAATGTGGTTAAAGTATTGTTGCTATCTGAATATTTCGATATTGATTCTCTAACAAATAATTGTCTTGATTTTCTACAATCAGTTCTAGATAAAAAGTCCACAGAGAAAATTAGAATGATTATGAGGATAGAAAATGATTTGTCTATTGAAGATATCGAACGTATTTCCAGAGAGAATTTTCCTATTGAAAGAGGAACAAATATTCATGAAGGATTTAGCATTGTAGAAAATCCCACAACTTTCCAAAGCATTCATATGCTCAAAAAATTGGTTAGAACACGAAAATTGAATATGCGAACAATAGCTGCAATATCAAGATTGCATTCTGAACTATTAGAAGTGAGAAACTATCCACAAACACACCATATTTTGGTTAGTGAAGATTTTGAAGCAAATGAACATTGGCCAAACATAGTGTTCCATAATATTCGTGAGATGATAGTGGAAAATCGTTTTGAAACAGAAGAATATATACGAATGTTAGGAACAATATCAGAATGGGACACTTTTTATGTCACCAACATGGAAAAATTATTTTACATGGAAAAATTCAATCAAGATATTTCAAAATGGGACACATCAAACGTTTCTAACATGAATCGTACGTTTTGGGATTCATGGTTTAATGGAGACATTTCGGGGTGGAACACATCAAATGTCACAAGCATGAATTGTACGTTTTGGGATTCACGGTTTTGTGGAGATATATCAGGATGGGACACGACAAAGGTTACTAACATGCGTTTCATGTTTTTCAGAACAAGATTTAATGGTGATATTTCTGGATGGAACACATCAAATGTCACAGACATGAGTGGTATGTTCAATAAATCACTATTCGATGGAGACATTTCAGATTGGGACACTTCAAGTGTTACCAACATGAGTCACATGTTTGAAAAGTCCAAGTTTAACCATGATATTTCGAGATGGAACATTTCAAATGTAACTAACATGATGGCAATTTTCCATAAATCCGAATTTAATGGAGATTTATCAGAATGGGACACTTCAAGTGTCACCAATATGAGACAAATGTTTTTCATGTCAAAATTTGAAGGGGATATTTCTGGATGGGACATATCCAATGTTAAAATCACAAGCTTGATGTTTTTTGGATCAAAATTTAATGGAGACATTTCCAGATGGAATACCTCTAATGTTGAATCGATGGCTGAAATGTTCTGCGGATCTAAATTTAACAGGGATATTTCAGAATGGAGCACTTCAAAAGTTGATTGTATGACTGGAATGTTCAAAAAATCAATTTTCAATCAAGATATATCTCGATGGGATGTTTCAAAAGTTATTGAAATGGATAGTATGTTTAAAAAGTCAAAATTCAATGGAGATGTATCTCAATGGGATGTGTCAAATGTCACTCACATGATGAAAATGTTCTACAAATCTGAATTTAACGGAGATGTATCAGGATGGGATGTTTCGAATATCGAGTACATGAGTCAAATTTTCACTGGTTCCAAATTCAAAGGGGACATATCTCGATGGGATACTGAAAATGCCGAAGAACATGAATATTCCGAGGATGAAGAAGATAGTGAAGATGATGAAGATAGCGAAGATGATGAAGATAGTGATGAAGATAGTGATGAAGACAGTGATGAGGACAGCGGAGATGGAGATGAAGATAGTGATGAAGACAGTGATGAAGACAGTGATGAAGATAGCGATGAAGACAGTGACGAGGACAGCGAAGATGAAGATAGTGAAGATGAAGATAGTGAAGATGAAGATAGCAATGATTTCGGACATTAAAATTTTCCTAAATATTTTCATCCTGTTTATTTAGATTGTTATTACATAATGGACATCTACAAGACGATTCAAACCATTTATCAATACATTTTTTGTGAAAATGATGGTCACATTGTAACACTCTAATCTTATCTCTTTTTGAAAAATCTTCTTGACAAATCACACATGTGTTTTTGTCCATTTGAAGTTTATATTTAATAATTGTAGATACTTTTTTGAGTTTTCTATTTGAAATTTTTTTTCTGATTCTATATTTTTTACAGGTAACAAATACGTAATATCCTATTAGACCCACAACAATTATACACACTATTGGTAATACTACTCCTAAAGTTCTAGAAAAACTTTGTCCAGGTTCTGAAGACGAATTTGTACCGCCTCCATAATTACAACATGCTTCTAATGCTGATATGCCATCTTAAGAATATTTATTATAATCTTTTTTTGGATAATAATATTCACCATTTACACAAGAAATATAACTTTGACAACCATCACCATCTATGTCTTTCCATTCATTTATATCTTCACACATTTTGGTTTCTGTTGTTTCTGTGTTATTTTTTTATATAATTTTCTTGATATAATTATTAAACCACTCAGAATGAATATTTTGTTGAAAAATGAAAATATCTATTGAATATAATGGATAAATTATTACAAATCATAAATAATAATCAAGTTAAAAATATCACGGATGTTTTATTTTTATTTGAAACTAAATATAATAAAATAATTTTTATGGAAAACAGTGTAATAATAGATAATAAAACAGATAGAGAAATTCAATTAAATAGTAAAAATAATTATTTGTATTATTTTAACAAAATCAGAATTTACTATCTGAATTATATCAAATCTAAAAAAATATTTATTGATAATAATAATTTATTAAAAAAAGATGTGTTATCTTTTATAAAAACAAATAATATAGGAACAACGGAAATAAAACAACCAAAATCTAAAATTAATAATATTGGAAGAACAAGAACATCTATTAATTTAGATTCTAAAAATAAATCTAAATTTGAAGATATATCAGAAAATAGAAATAAATCTCAAAATTCTAATTCTCAAAATTCTAATTCTGGAAAAAAATCTAAGAGTTTTTTTGAAAAATTCATAAATAATTTTGATAAAATAGTAAATAAAATTCATTTTGTTGAAAACAAATTTTTTAGAAAATTGTGTAAAAGAATATCAATTTATACACATCCAGATAAAACTAATGATAAATTTCTTAATTATTTATTTTTGGAATCAAGAAAATCTTTAGAAAACAATCATTATTTTTTACTAATCTTAATTTCAGTGATACTTGGAATAACACATTTTAAATTACACAATAATGAAAAAACTTTGCTAAATAAAGATATTGATAAAATGATAAATTATAGAAGACAATTTATCAAAAATATAGTTTTTAATTATGATAAACTAAATAAAAAACAAAAAAATAATGTGGTGATTAATTGTATAAAAAACAATATATTCAATGTAAAATATAAAGAAACTTTTTGAAAATTCGATATGAAATTATTTTGATATCATTTTGTTGTTTGAAAAGTTTCAATTATGTTACAATATTTATTTGTTTTATATCAGTTAAACTTTTGTTCTATTCTTTTTGTTCAGGAGAAAGTAGGGCATTTAAATTAGAAATTTTTATGATAAAATCTTCATTATCAAAAAGATTTTGTGTTAGTGTAAAACTTTCAAAAATATCACTTGTACTGACATCTAACAATTTAACTAAAACAGCTTCTTCTGGAATCATTTCGCCAATATTAATTTTATCTTCACCAATAATTTTTTTTAGTTTAATGAAAATTTCGGTAAATTTTAATTTGTACAAAAAATCTTTTTGAATCAAATTTCTTGAATTTTCATGTGTCAATGTGAATTCAATAAATGATTTACTGGTTTCATGTAGATTTTTGGAAATACTGTGAATTACACCCATGTTGGAACAACGCTATTATTTTTTCCAATTTAGAAAAATCAAATTTATGATCACTATTTCTAGTATTATAAATATTTCTGTTTTTTCAAAGCCCAACTAATTGGCTTTTACAGTATTTTTCTTTAGAACCCAAGGTAAATTCGGTTATTAGAGATAATGCTGATATTTCATCAATGAAGTTTTTCAACTTCATTGGTTTAAAGAAAATAAATCAATATTTATGAAATGTTATTTTATGTAATTTCGATTTTAATAATTTATATTTCATCCATGTATCTTCATTTTAAAAATAAAAAATATTTCCCAAAAGGTTATACAATTGTCAGAGATGTACCAAAAATCAAAAAAAGAATTAACATACTGCGGGATGGATATTCAAAAAAAAAAATTCCAAATAATATTGATGTGATAGTAATAGGAAGTGGAATAGGTGGTTTAACTTTAGCAGGATTACTAAGCAAAGTAGGAAAAAAAGTGTTGGTTCTTGAACAACATTATATAGCGGGTGGTTGTTGTCACACTTACAACGAACATGGTTATGAATTTGACACAGGAATTCATTATATAGGAAATATCAAAAAAAGACAACCAGTATTGGATTTAATAACAGAAAATCCAATAACTTGGTCACAACTTGGAAGAGAAGATGAAAAAAAAGTTTATGATGAAATAATAATAAATGAAGATAAATATAAATTTCCGACAGGAGAAGAAGTTCTTAAAAAAATGCTGATAAAAAAATTTCCACATGAAAAAGAAGGAATCATAGAATATTTCAGATTAGTAAAAGACGTTTCAAAACAAGATTTATTTTTCAAATTGAAAATTTTAAGACCAAAAATTTTTCGTGACTATGCTCAAAAATATTTGTGTAAAAAATACCTTGAATATTCGTCTCTAAATACATATAAAGTAATTAAATCATTGATAAAAGATGAAAGATTAATAGCAATATTATGTGGTCAGTTTGGCGATATAGCACTACTTCCTGAAAAATCATCATTTTATATTCATGCTTCATTGGTAAATCATTATTTTGAAGGGGGCTATTATCCTAATGGAGGACCAAATGAATTTGCAAGACAAATCATTCCAACAATAGAAAAAAGTGGTGGAAGAGTTCTTGTCAGGAGGAAAGTGGATAAAATAGAAATAATAAATTCGAGAGCGATTGGTGTAACTATGGAAAATGGTGATTTTATTAAGTCTAAATATGTGGTTTCTGATGCTGGAATACGAAACACTTTTACTAATTTAGTTTGTGAACCAGTCTTTCAACAAAAATATTCAAAATTATTAAAAAATGTAAAACCATCAATGGCATATTTTTATGTTTTTATAGGTTTTAATAAAAGTAATGGTGTACTTGATTTACCAACAAGAAATATTTGGATTTATCCAAATGAAAATCACAATAATTTAGATAAATTTTATAAAGATCCTATTAATGAAGAACCATTTGTATTTTTGGCGTTTCCATCAGCCAAAGATTCTACATGGAGTTCAAGATTTCCCGATAAAAGTACTTGTGTGGTATTGACTATTCTCCCATATGATTTATTTGAGAAATGGGAAAATGATAAATGTACTAATCGTAGTGATGATTATAAATTCTATAAAAATGAAATAGCAAAAAATATTTTAAATAAAAGTTTATTTAAATATTATCCAGAAACCAAAAAATATATAGATGAAATGAATATAGCAACAGGTTTATCCACTAAATTTTATATAAATTCTCAAAAAGGAGAATGTTTAGGATTGGAACACACAAGCGAAAGATTCATGTCTAAATTATTGAATCCAGACACAAATGTTAAAAATTTATTTTTAACAGGACAAGACATAGTGAGCGGAGGATTCACAGGTGCATTAACAGGAGCAATATTATGTGCTCATTCCATATTGGGCTATTGTACTCCTTTAGATTTATTGACAGGAAGAAATTTAATCAGTGATCTAAACTTTTTGGAACTAACCAAAAACTAATCAAAATATATTTTTTAGAAAAATTTGGTATTATTTCAAGTATTGTATTTTTTATCTATAATTTTTTATCCTTTAATGGACCGAATATATTAATTATTTTTTATGATTCAAGGTATTTTTGTTTTGATTTATGACCATACAAGAAGCCTAAATAAATATATTTTTCAACAAATATTGATTGAAAACACGGTGAAATATACACCATAGTCCATCAAAGGATAAATAAATATTTGGTCATAAATTTATTTTTTTAAAATGTTTCATGTCATGACAATTCCATATCATGAATGATTGAATAAAAAAAAATTGATTTTCATCAAAAAATATATTGTGAAATATAAAATGAGTGTGTCTTTATACAATGAAATAGATCAAAATAAAATCAGAGTGTTAAATATCCACAAAATTGACACATCAAAAAATTGGTGTAAACCTGTCTGTATGAAAAATGATCAAACAAAATATATCAAAAGTGAAAATGGTGATCCTGAATTGTTGATTTGTGTAACTTTCAATGGGTATGTCAATATAAGTTCAATTGTGGTTGGATGTGTTGCCGGAAATTCTCAGCCATTACAGATAGCACTGATAAAAAATAAATATAACGCTGATTTTAATGACAATGACTATCACGAAATCATAAATTTATATCCAGACCCAGAATCTAAAATTCATTATCCATTATCAATACACAATTTTGAGTCCATCCATTATTTGGCCATTCGAGTTACTAAAAATTGTGGTTCTAATTTTACACAACTTCACTACATTGGAATTTATGGAACAGTCAAAAAAATGGATTTACCTAAGCCTGTTCATTGTGTTTATTGTGGAAAGTGTGGTAAAATGACATATGGTACCAATGTTAATTCTGAAAATCCATTAAAAAAATTGATTCGAGCAATTTAATCTTTAGCAGTTTTTTATAATTTTTTATGATGGTTGTTTGATTTGTGACTATTTCTTTAATAAACTGAACAGATTTAATTCAAACAAAAATCATGGGACAAAAAAATCAATGAAAATAATTATTGATTCACAAAATAAATATAGTTGGTAGGCATTTGTTATAAATAATTGGTTATTTTGTGATTACGCATATTCATGTTCTGATGAATTAATGTGTCAATACCAATAATGATCGAAAATAACAAAATATTTGATAGAGTTCTTTCTTTTTTATTGACGAAAAACAAATATAATATGTATGTAACTAACACAAACAAGATATTATGTGTCACACCTTCCCATTTTGGCCATTCGTAAAATTTTTTTAATATGTTTTGTATGTACACATACATATTATATATCCACATTTTAATTTTTCTTTAATGAATATTATCCTTTAATGAACTGAACATATTTATTAAAAATTTTTGTTTTGATTTATGACCACACAAGAAGCCTAAATAAATATATATTTTCGACAAATTGAAACCATTATATAAACATACTAAAGTTCATTAAAAAATAAATTTTGTTTAATTTGTAATATTTTTAGTAAATTTATCAATTATTTCCAATGATTTTTTTTCTTTGATTTGAAGTATTGAATCAATTGCTTTGATAAATGATTCAGTTTCATTATTTCGTTTATTGGCTTGAATGAGCAATTCAGATATTAATTTGATTTGTTCATCAGACCACAAATTTCTAAATTCTCCATATATAGTAGAAGTTATTTCATCATTTGTGATATTTTCTATTTCATTTTTACAAAGTTTTTTTTGGATAGCATCTTTGTAAAGATCTATTGAATGACACACCAAAATTCCTGAATTTGTCATATAAGCTTTTTTTAATTTATCAAGTCCTCTAATAGCAAAATCAAATATAGTTTCAAGTTCTTTAATTTCTTTACTATCATATTCTTGAGTGGCTATAACAATAGGTCTATACAAATAATGCAGCTCATTTCTTTTATTTCCATATGTCCATCTGACAGTTCCTTGAAAAAAATTCGGATATTGTGAATGGATTCTATTATTATAAATTGCTAATTTTGTTCCTTCTGTTTCAAAAGATAAAAGAGATAATCTAATAACAGTAGATAAAGGTTCTAACAATTGAATTTCAGTTTTATTTTTTTT